TGCGGTCCAATCCACGTGCTTCTGCATAATGTCCTGCCTCTGTCTGTGCCTCTCGAGTCCATCCACTAAGGTCAATGGCGTTGCCTGCTCCTGGCGCTTTGCATTCAATGACTCCAATGTTTGCTCCAAGGAAGTCTGCTCTAACAACAACGTCGCCTTCATCTTTTGCACCTGTGCGAGCAAGTCGTTCAGCATCGTATCCAATATTTCTAAAGTAATCTTTGGTGTCTGTTTCATACGTTGCACCTCTGGCCTTATGAGATTTTCTAGTTGTCATGTCTACGCATTCTCTGGTATGTCGTCGATGTACATGTACTCTGGATTAAATGCTAACCACGTCATGAGGCTTCCGTTTTGGTCTGCTCTTCCATAACGATTTTTGACAGAAGCCACGCCCATCGATGTGCCGACAGTTCCAAGCGTACATATGAGCGCAGGGAGTTGAGAGACCTTACCTTGGATAGCCGACCTCGGCTGACAAGGATTTCCAGGTACTGCTTCCGAAGTGTGATGTAGTACGACAATCGCTGCGTTAGTGTCTCTAGCAAGGAACTTCAACTCCTTCATAATTGCTCGCATTGATGCGAATTCTTCGCCACCATCTGTGGCTACATCCATAAGGTTGTCCAAGACTATAAGAGAAGGACTGCATCCCCATAACTCCTCAAACGCTTGGACTTCCTCATCGATGTCTTCTAGTGTTGGCGATGATTCAAATGACCAGACTATGTGGCTTCCCCGTTGAAGTACACCCTTAGTCCAGCCTACGTCCGTATTAAGTTTTTGTTCTACTTCCCCTTGAGATTTCCCTGAAATCATTGACGCCAGTCTCATTGCCATTGTGTGTGCATTAGTATCGGCTGATATGTATAGTGTTGGCACATTGGTCTTGAGAGCAAGTGCTAGGGCTAGTGTTGATTTACCAGCCCCAGGAGCACCTGCAAACATAGAAACTTCTGAACGTCGAATGATAATCTTGTTCTGTTCAAACGCTTTGAAACAACTAGGAAGAGGTTCTCCACCAATGGATGCCCTGCCGACTGAACGAACTAGTGTACGCATTGGTCCTCCTCTTAGTTTATATTAGAATGGAAATTCTTCTGGTATTAGTTGACTGGTTTGCACTGTTCCGAACCCTGAGGCATTGGACATACCCACATCGAGTACGGGTTTCCCGTTTTGCTTGAGATTCCCGACTTGAACTTGCGAGGTCCGTGTTGGCATGTCGGCCCACCCTGTGTTACTGGCGCTGGTGCTGCCGTAGCGAACGGAGCCTGAGCCTGGGGTGGTGCGGAGTAAGGCGTTGGCGCTGTGCCTACTGTTGTAGGCGTCGTCGCTAAAGGGCCAGTTGCGTAAGCACCTACAATCAAACGCTGTACTGATGCGATTTGAGTGGCGTAGTCACCTGTTGATTCCAATAGCACACTGAGTTCATCTGCTGTCTGTGCTCGTACGTTAATCATGTCACCTGTTGGTGTCTTGTACGACACTTGCAACTTCCAGTTTTCTTCTGACATTTACTTCTCCTTCTTAGCGCTGAACTGACAGTACTTGGTTAACCCGCATAAGTACTGGCAATTGTTTGTGTTGGGTAAGAATAGACCAGCCTTACGTGATTTGTCAAATTGCGAGATTAGGTACTCCATCTTGTCGTAGGTGTACTCTGATAGGTCTACCATCTCAGAGATGTTGCTACCACGTGACATGTAGTACGTACCCCACTTGACCTCGATACCGAACTGCTGTTCGAGACCCAACTTGTAGAAGCCTAGTTGGAGTGTGCTAGTTGGCGTGTTCTGTGATGTCTTGAGGTCTACGATAACTAACTCACCGTTGACTTCAAACACACGGTCGATAATCATCTTAACTGGGACATCGGCTACTACTGGTGTGAGTGCGAGTTCGATTCCTGGGTTGCCATCTGGTGCTGTCCAAATCTTCCAGTTGGGATTAGCCTTACGCCATGCGATGTAAGCCTCTACCCACTCAGGTCCTTTGGTTTGCCAGAAGGTAGCATCTTCCTTGTTAGGGTTAGCCTTAGTTGCACGACCACCTACACGTGCTGTAGTTAGGTCGATATCACCCTTGGAGTCTTCCCATGCTTCTGTCCATAGAGTTGCTGATGTACTCACATGTTCTCCTTATCGTAGTTTTCACACGCTAGGTGGAACGCAGTTCCTCCGACAGACCAAACACTTGGTTCCTCCTGCTTATTGAGCAGTCGTCCGAGGTAGTATTGATACCCGCATGAGACGTAAGTCGTAAATGCGGAGTATGAGATATGTTCTG